CTAATATATGATGCAGTTATGCCTCTGTTAAATAAATTTTGAAAAGCAAATACCAGAAAAAGAATTACATTTACTGGCCTGACCGTTATGAAAAGACTTGATGTATTTGCAGACAAGTTATATGATATTTTAACAGGAGAATAATATGAGTCTACTCGACAAAATGCTGAAAGCAGGTTCTGTAAAGGGTTCATCAATCCTTTCTAAATCTGATTTTTTAAAACAAAAGATCCTATTAAGACAGATCTTCCTATTATTAACATTGCCTTTAGTGGTAGTCTTAATGGTGGTTTGATTCCTGGTCTTACAGTCCTAGCTGGTGTGTCTAAAAGTTTTAAAACACTGCTAGGTCTATATTGCATGAAGGCGTACCTTGATAAGTATAAGGATGGTGTTGCTATTCTATATGATTCTGAGTACGGTATTACACCTGATTATCTTAAAAGCTTTAACATTGATATTGATCGTGTCATTCACGTGCCACTTGAAGATGTTGAGCAATTAAAGTTTGATTTGACGAAACGTCTTGATGATGTAGATAAAGGCGATCGCGTCATGATTATGATTGATTCAATCGGTAATCTTGCTTCGAAGAAGGAAGTGGAAGACGCCATGTCTGAAAAATCAGTTGCCGATATGTCTCGTGCTAAACAATTAAAATCTCTATTTCGAATCGTCACACCTAAGCTAACTACTCGCGATATTCCTTGTATCGCTATCAACCATGTATATCAGGAAATGGGGTTGTATCCTAAAGCCATTGTATCAGGCGGAACGGGAATTATGTACAGTGCAAACCAAGTATTCATTATTGGTAAATCTCAAGAAAAGGATGGCAAGGATTTAGAAGGCTTTAAGTTTACTATTAATATTGAAAAATCAAGATACGTTAAGGAAAAATCAAAACTTCCTTTCACTGTATTATTTGATACGGGTATCCAGAAGTGGTCTTCGTTAATGGAACTAGCTTTAGAGTCAGGTCATCTTATTTCAAAAACTCAAGGCTGGTATAACGAAATTAATGTAAATACCGGTGAGGTAATCGAACCAAAACGTAGGTCTAAGGATATTGAAAAGGACGATGAGTTTTTTGAGCGTCTAATTGCATGTCCAAAGTTTAACGAGTTTGTCGAACGTAAGTTTAAATTAAACGCATCAGTAGTGGGAGATAATAATGCTAGAGCAGACGATACTATCGAATCTGATTCTGAATGAGGAATATAGCCGCAAAGTTTACCCATACCTCAAAGAAGATTATTTTGATGATATATCTCTACGCAAAATCTTTCAAACATGTTGTGAATATGTAGAAAAGTACAAGGAGCCTCCGTCAAAAGAGGCTCTTAAACTTGCAATTGATAAACGCAAGGATCTGAGTGAGGACACATACAAGCAAGTCCATGAAATTATTAATGACCTTGTTGTTGATAAAAATACTAACTCAAGTTTTTTTGCTCGACGAAACGGAAAAGTTTTGCCAAGATAAAGATCTTTATAATGCTATTCGTAAATCTATTTTAATTCTTGACGGACAAGATAAAGAATTTGACAAAGGAGAAATTCCGAGATTATTATCCGACTCGTTGGGTATTAGTTTTGATTGTAGTGTAGGTCATGATTTCTTAAATGATTTTGAAGATCGTTATGAACACTATCATCGTAAAGAAGAACGCATACCGTTTGATATTGACATTCTCAACAAGATTACAAAAGGCGGCTTGCCTCGCAAATCTATGACTGTGTTATTGGCAACGACTGGTGGCGGCAAGAGTTTGCTGAAGTGCCACATGGCTGCTAATCATTTGATGTATGGTAAGAATGTACTTTACATCACAATGGAAATGGCTGAAGAAGAAATCGGTCGCCGTATCGACGCAAACATTATGGATATTACTATTGACGAAGTTAAAGAAATCCCTCGTGACGTATTTGAAAAGCGAATGAATCGCTACAAAACAAAAACAACCGGCAAGCTTGTCATTAAGGAGTATCCTACTGGCTCTGTTCACGCAGGTCATTTTCGCCACTTACTTAATGAACTCCGGCTCAAGAAAAACTTTCAACCTGATGTGATCTTTGTTGATTACTTAAACATCTGTTCTTCTTCTCGTGTGAAAGGTGCTGCATCTGCAAATTCATATACACTTGTAAAATCTATTGCAGAAGAAGTTCGTGGCTTGGCCATGGAGTTTAATTGTGCAGTTGTTACTAGTTCGCAGTTTAACCGAGATGGTTATGGAAACTCGGACGTAGATCTTACAAATACCTCAGAAAGCATGGGTATAACCCACACGGCGGATTGTATACTTGGGTTGGTAACATCCGAGCAGCTTGATGAACTTGGTCAACTTATGATTAAACAATTAAAGAATCGTTGGGGTGATCTTGGATACTATCGGCGCTTTCTTGTAGGAATTGACCGATCTAAAATGAAGATATATGAACTTGAGGAAAGTGCTCAGAAGAATATCAATATTGATGGAAATGGAGGTGGTAATTCAGGAAAAAAGTATAGTGATGACGCACCCGTGTTTGATAAGACTGATATAGGTCAACGGTAGGATGCTAGGAAAAAACGTGTGTTTTCAGATGTGCAACTTAATTAAGTATAAATAATAGAAAATAATTTCCACAATTCATCATAGGCCTTCAATGACGAAGAAAAGATTTTCTAATCTAGATTTTGACTTCATGACCTTCATGGCGGAAGATCTCGACAACCTTGACTACAAAGGTAATGACGAGGCTTTCGCTTTGAATCTGTTATCTGACATTGATGATCAGATCGGCTCTATAAATACTGAAATTGAAATTGATAAGAGACCCGGCAAATCAACCGGAAATAGGCTTGCAGTATCTCAAATTATGCCAGATAAAGATCGTACTAAGTTTGCTGGATTAGCTAATGAAATTATTGATAAGCATTCAGAACTTGAAAAAGGTCCAGTGCCTGATGCCCGTAAAGAAAAAGACTACGCTATCAAATACAAAGACATGGATCGATATATTTATGTTAACTGTCGTCCTGATGGCAAGCGTTCAGCAGCCGGTGATGATCCTAACGAGCTTATGACTGCCGCTCTTTGTCTTAAATCAACTCTTAAAATTCCAACTAATTCCGACGAAATGGACGCTTTAATTAAAGACGTTAAGCTTGGATTAAAAAAGTAAAAGGATATAAGCAAGGACAGGTTAATAGCTTAGAAGGCGATTATCCTAATCTATGCCAAGCAGTTTCTGCAGCTAAAGCTATTCATGATGCTGGTTATGGTGGAGCAGATATGGTCTATCTTACTGGCCAGGCTTGGGATGATGATGTAAAGCAATTTCAAAGAACAAAATATGGTATGAAAGATTTCAATTCTTCTGACTTTATTGTTAAGAAAGGTGATAGTTATCTTGGCGTTTCATTGAAGAAAAAGAAACGTTTGGCTGAAACAGATCCTACCCTTATTAACAAAGGATTTAGTACTCTATTGCAAGATAAAAAGTTTGATCGTATTATGAACCAATTGGATGTAAAAACGGGTTTATTTTATCTTAAGGTTCTTGCTCGTGGTAAGCGAGAAGGGAAATTAAGTCAAGCACTTTTAAATGATATGAAAAAGACTCGCCCTAATACTAAAAACTGGAAACAATTTATTCAGCGTGTTGATAATGATATAGTAAATAGTGAATTAAAGTCAAGCTCGTCTTTATTTAAAGATATGTCTGATATTATTATGAAGAATAAAAACATGATTGCAGACCAACTTATTCAACTTATTTTCAAGGCCGATCTTAAAGAACTTAAAGAAGTTAATTTTGACTTTGCTCTTGTTACTGGTATTGGTGACTATGGTCCTCAAAAAGGTGTTGTTATTGAATCCGGCGAATATAAAGATATTAATACGGTTACCACAAAACTTAACGACCTTGCTTCAAAGGGCAAAGTTGATCTTCAATTTACACCAGGCATAGCACAAGCATTTGAGCCAGGAGCCCCAGCGGCTACTCTTAAGTTTAATCTAATTCTAGGTGGAGTTCCTCTTTGTAACATTTCACTCAGATACAAAGGTAATTTTAGAGCAGCACCATCTTTCTTAGCAGTAATGACACCAGAATTCAAGGCAATATACAAATGATAAAGTTTAAAACATTTTTAGAACAAAGTATTGATGAAGATGCAGAGCTTAATGCGCGCCAGGCAACAGAAACCGAAAGATTGAGAGATCAACAAAAAAGGCAAAAGGAAACATTAAAGCGCAGACATGATGCTCAAGACACGCAGGCAAAACAAGAGCGAGAGCGAGAATCACAACAATGAAAGGATTTAAGTCCTACATTACAGAAGCATCTGGAAAAAAATCTTCACATGACGCACCTCGAAGATGCTGTTATTGATGGAGGTGTTACTGGTACACGTAATGTATTTAATTATCTACGAGCGCTACGAGACATGCTAGCAGGTAATGCTTCTGCTCCAGTGAGTGTCACTGTTAAATGGGACGGTGCGCCGGCGCTGTTTGCCGGTATTGATCCTAGTGATGGTAAGTTCTTTATCGCCAAAAAAGGTGTATTTAACAAGAATCCAAAAATTTATAAAACAAATGCAGAAATTGATAATGATCTAAGTGGCGATCTCGCAGACAAATTTAAGGTTGCGTTAAAGGAATTTGCCAAACTTGGAATCAGCGAAGGAGTGGTTCAAGGTGATTTCCTATTTACGAAAGACGATCTCAAGACAGAAACTATTGATGGAGAATCGTATATTACTTTCCATCCTAATACCATTGTTTATGCGGTACCAAAAAACAGCAGACTCGGTAAAAAATTGCAGGATCCGAAATCGGTGTGGTTTGGCATACAACGTACAGAGGATCAGACTTTGAGTCAATGTCAGCAAGTTTTGGAGAGAAGATTGCTAGCAAGCTCAAAGAAACAAAAAGTGTCTGGTCAGTAGACGCAATATTTGAAGACAAGTCCGGTAATGCTACATTCACTAAACAAGAAACAGAAGCAATTACAAAAATTCTGTCAGGCGCGGGAAGTATTTTTCGCACTGTAAAGGCTAATGTATTAAACGAATTTAAAACAACACTGAGTTGAATATAAGAACCAACACATATATCAATTCTAAGGTTCGTAATGGACAACGAGTAGGTGATCCTAACGGATTCGTAATTGGCCTGCAAAGATATATCGAAGAGTATTATCAGAAGGAAGCTGATAAAGTCAAAACTCAAAAAGTAAAGATGCAAAGATTGCTAAAGGTCGAGAAATTCTTAAATTATTTGATTCTCGAAATGTTAGAGAAATAGAAAAGATATTTACTCTCTATAATTTATTAGTTGACGCAAAGCTCATGGTAATCAAAAACTTAATTATGTTGACGGTTTAAAAACATTCCTTAAAACCAAAACCGGGTTTGAAGTCACTGGGCAGGAAGGCTTCGTTGCCATTGATCGTCTTACCAATAATAGTTTAAAACTAGTTGATCGATTACAATTCAGTAAAGCTAATTTTTCAACAGATTATATTAAAGGGTGGCAAAAATAATGGCAAGAGTACATTACTTAAAAAATCACGTAGCGAAGCAGTATTAAAATGTTATGACGATGAATAATGGTTGACATTTCAGCCCAAATGATATATAATATACTATGTTTAATGAATACTTCGAGAATAAAAGAGTTGCAGTTGTAGGCAACTCCCAGTCTCTTTTTAATACACAATATGGTAGTGAAATAGATGATCATGAAGTTGTCATACGCATTAACACACCTGCAATATTCTACGATGATTTAACCCCAAGACACTCACACGGAACTCGAATTCACGTCTGGGCATTTTGGGACTATTTTCGTTTTAAAACAAGCGCTGATCGATTTAGACCACAGAGATTAAAAGATTTTTTTCATTATGAAAAGTATAATTTGTTAGATTTAAATATGACAAATCGTAACGAAGAGTTTAAGTGGAATAACGAATTTGTATCTTATAATAAACAAATGAGTAAGAAATTTATACTAAAAGAAACAGGTAATCCATCTGCTGGTCTTATTGTATTATCAATACTCAATCAGTTAAATCCTCAAAAAGTAAATGTGTATGGGTTTGATTTTAAAAGAACACCAACATTTTCTAATCCAAACCATCATATAGACGAAAACAGATTTGATAGCTTTTGCCGGCACGATTACCAATTTGAAGAACAATACACCAAACAAAAATTTTTTACGCAAGACAAATTTGAATTAAAGGAGATATAGATTATGGGGCGTATACGCGATAGAGGCCATGACGGTGGTAATATTTGGAGATGGCAGACGATTGAAAAATACGTGCGAAAAAATGGGTGGACAAAAGGTGCTGAATTGGGAGTATGGGTCGGGGAAACATTTAAACACCTTGTTAAAACTTGCCACAATTTACATCTTATCGGTGTTGATCTTTATGCTCCTCAGCCAGAAAATAACGGACCGGAAAAATGGACCGGCGGCGAAAACGGACATGCATGGGATCACGAATCCTACTATCAAGATCTTGTAAGATTTTGCCAAGCGTATCCCGCTCGTGCCGAAATTATTCGTGACTATACGACCGAAGCAGCAAAACAAGTTGCAGATGAAAGTTTGGATTTTGTATTCATTGATGCAGATCACGGGTACGAAGGCTGTCTTCGAGACATTCAAGCTTGGGCGCCTAAAGTTCGTAAAGGCGGTATGATCATTGGTCATGATATTCATTTTCCAACCGTAGAAAAGGCTGTGACTGAATACTTTGGTCCAAACTCGTGGAAAGTAGAGGATGATTTTCTTTGGCTCGTGGAAAAAACATAATGAAAAAAACACGCGTAATTAATTTTTATGGTGGACCCTGCTCAGGCAAAAGTACAGCGGCGGCAGGTTTGTTTTACAAAATGAAGTTATTAGGTTATAGTGTTGAGTTAACAGATGAATTTGCTAAAGAATGCGTATGGGAAGGTAATATTCCTATGCTTCGAGATCAGCTTTGGATTCTTGCTCATCAGCATCGTAAAATTTTAAGACTTGCAGATAAGGTAGATTATGTAATTACTGATTCGCCTGTACTACTAAGTCCCATTTATCGAGAACTTTATGATGGCCCGTTGTATAGTGATCTTATTGATAGGCTTGCACTTGAATGCTACGCCATGTACGAAAATACCAACTTCATGTTAAGCCGTCCTAGAGTAAACTTTGAAGAGGATGGCCGAGCGCAAAACGAAGTACAGAGTGTTCAAATTGATCTTGAAATTCTTAATCAGTTTAAACGATTGAATATACCTTACATGCAGATCGAAGGGTCTGACCATGCTTCTATTGCTTATGAAAAATTGGTGAATATATATGCACATTGAAATTGATAGAATTTATCAAAAAGAATTGAAAAGGCAACAAACAACTATTGAGCTTATTGCTAGCGAGAACTTTGCCTCTGATGCTGTAATGAAACTTTGCGGTTCTGAATTTACAAACAAATATGCAGAAGGTTATCCAGGTAAGCGTTATTACAATGGTTGCGAACACATGGATGAAATTGAAACTCTCGCTATTCAAAAACTAAAGGACTTGTATGACTGCGAATTTGCTAATGTGCAACCACACTCTGGTGCTAACGCCAACTTAGCAGTTTTCCAAGCATTTTTAAAGCCGGGTGACACAATACTTGGTATGGACTTGGCAAGTGGTGGTCATTTATCCCATGGTGCCCCTGTTAACATTTCTGGCAAATTGTATAATGCAGTTAGTTATGGAGTAAATGAAATAGGTTGGTTAGACTATGACACAATTCTTTCCAAAGCAATTGAAGTACAACCTAAAATTATTATTGCTGGCGCAAGTGCGTATCCTCGTCAGATCGAATGGAAAAAGTTTAGGTACATTGCGGATGTAGTAGGCGCGTATTTAATGGTAGATATGGCGCATTATTCTGGTCTTATTGCCGGTGGGGCCTATGATAATCCGGTTCCTTATGCTGATGTAGTAACTTCTACTACTCATAAAACACTTCGCGGCCCTCGTGGTGGTATCATTCTTTGGAACAACCCAGATTACACAAAGCGTATTAATTCTGCAATATTTCCCGGTACACAAGGTGGTCCATTGATGAATATTATAGCCGCTAAAGCACAAGCATTTATTGAAGCAGATACTGCAGAATTTTTTGACTATACAGAACAAGTAATTAAAAATGCTAAAGCAATGTGTGAAGTATTCAATGAGTTAAAAACTATTAAAGTTCTTACTGGAGGTACTGATTCGCACATCATTCTACTTGATTTAAGTAACTCTAAGTATAGCGGTCGTGCTGCAGCTGACCTTCTCGAAGAAAATGGAATTACAGTAAATAAAAATGGTATTCCAAACGACCCTCGATCTTTTGTAGAAACAAGTGGTATTCGTATTGGCACTGCTGCCGAAACCACTAGAGGTCATGATGAATCTTGGTTTACTAGATTGGCAGAAAGGATTTTGGATATTCTAAAATGAACGTAAGCATTGAAAAGAAAATGAGTCATATATGGATTGGACCTAAGCCTGCGCCATTAAAGTGGATGTATACGTGGCGAGATAAACATCCAGATTGGGAGTACAGTATTTTTACTGACACTATGCTCAAAAATCGTAGATGGAAAAACCAACACTTAATTGAAACTTATTATCGAGCAAGACTTTGGCCAGGTGTTTCAGATTTAATTCGCTATGAATTGCTTTACGAAAACGGCGGGTTTATCTGTGAAGCAGATATGATTTGTTTGGAAAACATAGATGAACTATTACAAAGTCCTGAAGATCATGCCTATACTTGTTTTGAAAACGAAAAAGGAAGACCAAACTTTGTTCAACCCATTTTCGGTTGTAATGCAGGTAATGAATTCGTCGGCATGCTTATTAACGAATTGCACAAGCTTAAACCGGGCCAGTTAGATTCTCAACCATTTAAATCTACAGGCAATGAATTTCTTTCAAATCATGTTCCATCTTGGAGACACAAACTTACTATTTTTCCATCGCATTATTTTATTCCGCAATTTTATGTTGCAGGTGCAAAACGCTATGATGGCCCAGATAAAATATATGCAGACCACAAATGGGGATCGACGGGAATGCATGCTCATTGTGAACAATATTCAGATGGAGTCTTATAATGTACCTATCGCACAAATATAAATTTCTTTTTTTACGTACACCAAAAACGGCAAGCAGTAGTCTTTCGGATTTCTTTATTCGTAATATCGATGATCCTGATGCAATATATACAGAAGTAGAAGATTCAAATTTGCCCGGTACTCTTGATGAAAGTATCGTATCAAAATATCGGCCATACGCGTTTTATCATTTTACTTTAGAACAATTGATTGCAGAAGGTGTCATAACGGAAGAGCAGGCACTCGAATACGATTGTTTTGCACTTCTTCGAGATCCAATTGAACGGGCCAAAAGCTTTTACTATTTTTACAAAAAGTTTCGCAACCCAAGAGGAGAAGCTTCTCTAAGTGAATATAAGGCATGGACAACAAACGGTGTATTTGACAATGACTCTAATTCTGGCATTGTCCAATCGGATCTATTGAGCCTTAGAGGTAGTCTTGTTGGTAAATATTGGTTATATGAAAACTTAGAAAAAGAACTTTCAAATTTTATGTTTCATAGAAGATTAAGAATAGATTATCCCGTTCCTAATCACAAAACAGATACAAGAAAGGTTAAGAAAAACGAAATCGAGTTTGATGAAGAATCTATAGCAGAATTGCGCAATCACTTTAAAAAGATTTTGAATTATATGAGAAACTAAAGAATGGCAATCGCAAGTAAAGCTTACATTTTAAAAATTAATACACCTATATCGGAGGAGTACGCAAAACTTTGCGCCGATTCTTGCGATGCAGTAGGTTTAAAGTGGGAATATTTTCAAGGCTACCAAAACATGACAGGCCGTGCAGCCTGGTGTTTAACTGGAATTCGCATGAACTTCCACGAACCTGTTCGGCATTTGCCTGATCCAAACCCTGCTCAAAAAGCAAATGCATGTAGTGCAGGTCATGGTGCTATATGGAAAAGAATTGCTGAAGGTCCTGATGAAGCCGCAATTTTATTAGAACATGACGCAATAATGCTACAGCCATGCAACATTGATATACCAGATAATATCATTGCGGTACTTGGATATAAAATAACAGACCCGCAAAATTATAATCATAAAATGGCAGGCGAGCCAAAAGAATTGATAAGTATTGACGGCCATGAAGGTGCCCATGCGTACGCAATGACTAAAACGACAGCGCAATTTTTGGTTAGTGAAATAGAGCAAAGAGGAATCCTCGGTGCCGTAGATAATTCATATTTCATAAGAGGCCAAAGAAGAACATCCATTCCATTAAAGATTGTTTCTCCAACTCCTGCATTGGGTTGGTTAAGAGAAAGTACTATTTGGAGTTCAAGCGCAAATCGAAATTACGAATTTATAACTACATTTAAAAAAATTATAAATAAATAAGAATAACAATACTTCTATTCAATTAGTTAAGGTCCGCAATTAATATGAGCCAACTGTCGAAATTAATGGGTAAATCCCAAACAGAAAAAATGATGAAAAAGAAATCGTCAAAAAAGACGCTGACGGTTCAAAGTATATTGACATAACACCTGAACTTAACGAAGCACCTGGTGCTAGTGTTGGTGTGATCAGTTTTGGTCGTATGAATCCAGTGACAATTGGCCACGAAAAATTAGTTAATGCCGTCATTTCAACAGCCACAAAAAATGGTGGTGATCCTCTCATATATCTGTCTCATTCTACAGACGCAAAGAAAAATCCTCTTACATATGATCAAAAGATTGCTTTAGCTAAAAGTGCATTCGGTTCTAAGCTAATTGTTAAATCTAAAGCTCGTACCATCATAGACGTAGCAAAAGAACTTCAGAACAGATTCAAAGAATTAATTGTAGTAGTTGGTTCTGATAGAGTCAATGAATTTAATACTTTGCTTAATAAGTACAATGGAAAAGATTACACGTATGATTCCATTAAAGTTGTTTCTGCTGGTGACCGTGATCCTGATGCCGATGATGTTGCAGGAATGTCTGCCTCGAAGATGCGAGAATTAGCAAAACAAGATGATGTAGAATCGTTTCAAAAAGGATTACCTCGTAAGCTTCAACCGCAGGCCGCAAAAATAATGTCAATGGTTCAAGCAGGCATGGGTATTAAAGAATCGTCAGAAGAAATGGAATTAGAAGAAGCGTTAACTCGCCTGCAACGCATGAAGCGTAAAATGATTATGCGCAGAATTATGCCGAGAATACTTGCTGGCCGCCGCAGAGCAATGCGCCGTAAAGCAACCACAGGTGTTATCAAAAAGCGAGCAATGAAGGCAGTCCGAGTTGCTCTAAAAAAGAGATTCACAAAGGGTATGAATTACGCTGATCTACCGTATAGTGCAAGACAACGTATCGATGACCGTGTTGCTCGTATTCCACAAGCAAGATTGCAAGTTTTAATGCGCAGATATATCCCTAAAATTAAAGAAAAAGAAAAACAAAGATTTTTAAGTAAGATTGCTAAAGCAAAAGCACCAAACGTTTTACAAAAGAGTGCAACAGTGTCGCGCGCAAAAAAAGAAGCAATTAATCTTTCTTTTGAAACCTTTTTAAAAGAACATAATTATTTTAGAAATGATAATATAGTAGAAAGAGCCATAGAATTAGCTACAGAGCTTGGTGCAAATACAAACTACGCAATTAAAGAAATTGAAAAATTGAATAGAGGTTTATCTCGTCACTATCGAGTAAAAGAAGCACTAGAACACGCAAACAAAACTGTTTCTGAAAATTCATATCAGCAATATACTATAGAAAAAAGATTAAAGTCGCAAGATCCAGACGTAGATCATTTACCAGGTTCTCAGCCAAAAAGTTATTACAAAGGTGTAGAAAAGGATAAGAAAGATGATCGAGCACAACATTTTGCTCGTAAAGCTAAAATGGACGATGACAACCCGAAAGCTTATACACCAGCTCCTGGTGATAAAGAAGCAAAAACCAAGCCATCAGTTCATACCAACAAATTCAAACAAATGTTTGGTGAAAGCAGTTACCGTAGTTGGTTTCTGAAACGGCCACACATGCTTTTAAAAAACGGCGAAGTAGTAATTGATAAAAGATTCAAGATGTTTCGTAAAGCTAAGGAAGTTGACGCAATGATGTCAGACATCCGCGCAAGCTGTCAAACGGAAGAACTTGAACACATTATGGAAGCTGTTGAATTTATCTTTGAAAGTAATCCAACAAAATCACTTAAAAATAAAGCAGAAAAAACTGGCATCGCGTACGGAATTCTTAAAAAAGTTTTTGATCGTGGAGTGGCAGCATGGCGCACAGGTCATCGCCCAGGAACTACTCCTACTCAGTGGGGACTTGCAAGAGTAAACTCGTTTGCTACAAAAGGAAAGGGTACTTGGGGCAAGGCAGATAAAGACTTAGCAGCTAAGGTGTAAAATGATTAAATTCAAAAAAATGGTAGAAAAATCTGGCGCCGGCGATTGGGGTACTGATGAACTCACGAAGACTCTAAAAGGCGATACTCCTGGCCAAGGTATTACTACTATTGGTACTAAAAATAAAGAGCGCAAGGAATCAGTTGAACTTGATGAAGGCACACTAGCTGCAGAAGATCCAAACATCATAGATACTTTGTTAGCTGCTGTAAAAATAAATTATTAAAAGATTTGGAACAAGGCAATGTTAAAGATGCAAATGAAATTGCTAAGCTTGTTAAAATGACTGTAGAAAAAGATTATAAAAACAAAGGCTATTCTAGGCTTAAAAGAAAATGATTAATTTTAAAAATTTATCGAAGAAAAAATCAATGAAGCTTGTTGGAAAGGATACAAGCAAATAGGTACTAAAAAGAAAAGCGGAAGAGAAGTACCTAATTGTGTTCCTGAAGCAATTAACGAAAAGCTTAAAGTATCAGATGGTCTTGGCGCTTGGATTAAAGATTTCCAAGATTCTGATGCACCACAATTTAAAAACGCTGATAAAGAAAAGCGCAGAGATATGGCAATTGCTGCCTTCACTGCAGCAGGTGGCAAGCTTGACGAAGGTTCTGAAGCTTGAGAAAAAGGTTACGACTGGCGCATTAAAGGCAAAGATCGTCCAGAGATAAGTATCAAACTATATAAAATAAACCATCATTTCAAGAATTTACTAAACAAATGAAACGTGTCGCTGGGCATGAATTCGGAGGATAAAATGTTAAAATTTAAAAAGTTTGCACTTAATGAAGCAAAAACAATTAAGGTTTCTTTTCATAGCGCAGCTGCAAAGGCAAAGTGGATGAAAAAGCAATCCATTGACCCAAAAGAAATTATTAGTCAAACAAAGAACATGCTTGAATTGCCAGCGTCAATGAAACAATATGTACAACCAAAAGATCATGATGAAATTTATTCAATGTCAATGAAAGAAGAAGTCGAACTTGGTGAAGCATTCAAGAAAGGTGATTCAGTAACTGTAAAGAATGCTCGGAAGTATGATTCGATAGCAAAACCCGAAGTATCCGGCATTGTTATTGGCATGAATCGTTCAAAGGTTATGGTAAAAAGTCGGCACAGGACAAAAGACAAGCAATAATTTTGAATATAGCGGTCAAATGGACGTTGATCCAAAAGATCTAGTAAAAGAATCAGTCGATCTTGGTGAAGCAGTTAAAACAAAAGTTTATAAATCTGGTAAATATTGGCTTGTTGATGTAAAACATTCTAAAATTGACTACACTGATTGGGGACCTACTGGCAAAGGTTTTGCTAATGAAAAGGATGCTCAAGAATTTGCCAAACACATTCAAAAATCTGTAAAAGAATCAGCCGAACTTGGTGAAGTGAAAATACCAAACAACTATGCTGCCATAATGGCAAAGAAACGCAAAGCGTCGCTAGTCAAAGACCGCAAGACCGGCAAGATGTATGATCCAGACAAAGAGTTTGAAAATTAAAGAATAGTCCTGAATTCAA